TCTAAGAATTGGTTTCTTATAGTTGATCTTACCATCGATTGGCTTTCCGCTAATTGATCTATAAATATCGACACCTACCATACCAGGTATTCCAGCTAATGCCCATCCTGTTAAATATCTACCGCTACCAGATAAAAACGTTCTTCCTTTATCAGCCATAACCTTGTATTCTCCGGTCGATTCGATCTTATTAACTGCTGAATTTATCTCTTTCTTCAAATCAGCCATTCCAGCTATATGCTTAGCAGTATCACTTGCTTGCTTTTTAGCTTTCTTATCAAACTTTTCAGCTCTTGCAGTATAACCCTGAGCTCTTGCGTCTGCTGCTTTACTAGCATTTTGTAGTGATTCGTCTAGCGATCGATTAGCGTACCAATTTCTCTGAGCATAACGTTTGGAATTTCTTTTTATAGCTCTCATAGCTTTTCGCACTTTATGTTTAGATAGTTTTCTACCATCTGCCTCTCCGGGATATGGCTGATACCGCCTAACACCCCAATGCATTCCTTTAATACCATAGTGCTGAAGACCTTCTTCGGTTAATTCTACTCCACAGTATTCCATCACTTGATCCCTCCTTCGAATGCGTCTAGATTCATCTTATATGCTACGTATGCGTCCATCATAGCTGCGACACAGTCTATCTTTTCCTCGCGACGCATTTTCCAAAGTTTTATGTTACCATTTGTGTCTTCTAGAACGATACAGTTACCCATAGAAAATACCATAAGCTCTTCATCGAATAAAAGCATTCGATCTTCAGCCATCTTCTTCAATTCTCCTAGTGGAACTGATTCTGTTCTACTTCCCTGAGGCACTTTAACAATGCCGAAAGGACCATTGTCTTTTTCCCATCTTTCTACAAAGTCTTTTGCATAATATGGGTCATAACCGAGACATGTTACATCGTATTCACAATCGGTTATGTGTTTGTCGAGGTCTTCGTACACTTCTATCATGTCTAGAACTGTGCCTTCCATGACCATAAGACTGCCTTCTCTCAAAAAATCATCATATCGCTGTCGTAAGGCACTTGGTAATTTCTCAAGAGTTCGACTTGTAATATATGCTCGGGTTTTTACCCCGAAATCCCCTCTTGGTAATGGGAAAAGAAATGTAAAAGCACAGAAGTCGTCACCCTTTGATAGGTCAGCTCCTAATGCACATGTCATTCCCCAATACTCCCGAAGCTTATGCGGTAATGTTTCTTCGTAAGTGAAGAAATATGTATAACCCTCCATGGGTATTCCGAATCTTTTAGCGAGTGTATCGTTACGAGTAGCAGGAGCGTTTTCCGCTCTTTCTACTTCCATTTGATAAGTCTCGTAACTAACAGTTTTACCAAGATTCGGATTAGCCTTTAACCACATCGCAGGGTCGGCAACCTCTTTTATATCGTCTAGTTTATACCACCAGATCGATACATGAGGATTAATGTAGTCACCTTTTAGTATACTCATAAGCTCCATTTTGATTGTGTCACCTGGTCCGTTTCTAACCGTTCCTTCAGAGCTTGTAGCAAGTATTAGATAGTTGTCTAACTTACTTGCACCCTGCTCTATGGCACCGACACAATCTTCTTTTATGTCACCAGAAAGCCACTCATCGATTGTATTGTACTTGCTTCTCAATCCCTGTAGTTTATCAACTGTCATCGGTCTTATCTCCAACAGTGATTCTGTTAAGAAGTTCTGTATACCTTTCTTTGTAGGTACCAGCTTTTGTCGATTGGCTTTACTGCCGGTGGTGTTTTGTATAGAGCCTTCTGTTAAGAACTTGAATAGCGGTCCTCGCGCACGCGCGATAGAAGTTCTTATAGGGCTCATAACCTCTTCGGCCTGTTTCATAGTTGGAGCTGTTGTTACCTGATGTGTTGTATCTGTATCGACAACTAAAGCATAGTTTTGTATAGTTGATGCATACATAGATTTGGCAGCTCCTCTGGCCACTATGAGGTATTGTTTATTTATAAGACGTTTCTTTACACGTCGTCTTTCGAAATGTCCTCTTCCTGCTGGAGCTGGTACGTATACGTCTCTGTCGACGAAGTAATACCATCCCCAAATCTGCTCACCCCAAAGTTTGAAGGAATCTAATAGGTGTAGCTCAGACCCGTCAGTTAAGCACAGCTCATTCTCACAATACTTTATCCAACCTTCCACAGCCTCATCGTCGTAATAGATTCCTGGATTAGCTATAAAATCGTCTATACGATTCATCTCCATAGAAATCTCGCGACAAACTGGTATTTCGCCATTTAGTACTTGATCTCTAAATTGCGCGTAGTATTTTGGAACTGCTGTGTTTGATAGGGCCATAGTGCTCACCTCGGTTTCTTCAAATATCGATTTATTATTCTGTTTCTTTCTTCTTTTGTAAGATTAGAGTATCGCTTTTTGCTACCTAAAGCCGTTATGGTTGATCTTATTTGCGCAGTACTACCAATTCCGAGTGAAGCCAATCCTATACCGGTGCCAATGGCAGCTCGTTTTATCCCGTATTCGAGAGCTTTCTTACTAGCTAATGTCTTACCGGCTCCACCAACAAGAGCTCCTTCCATGCCCATACCAGCGCCTACTGCGAAACCACCAGCTCCTAAACCTACCGCCAATGCAGTTTTACCTGTGTATTTCAAAGCTTGTTTTGTGGCGAATTTGGCTTTGTTTATTTTTGCTTTGTTGATGTCTTTTAAAGACATACTCTTAATCTTTTTAACTTCTGCTTTTTGCAATGCTTTATTAATCTGCGAATTGAGATTATTTTTAGCAATCTTATCGTTTATACGGTCAACATTCTTACCTGATGCTATTTTATCATCTCTTTTGTTTATTAATTTAGCATTCTTTTTATCAAGCTTTTTCTGTATCTTATAATATCCTTTGTTTCGTCTTGTAATTTCTTTAGTTTTCCAAGCTTCTACATGTTTTCTACCAGCAGATGTTAATGATCCGTCAGGATTCTGATATCGCCTTACTCCCCAATGCATGCCTTTGACACCGTGGTGACATAGATAGTTATCGTTTGTTACTACTCCATAATAAGTCATACATATCACCACCTTTTAGTTGTCATCTTTCTTTTTATCTTTATCTTTTTGCTTATTGCTTATTGCTGAAAACGGTTTGGCCTTTCTCGATAAGACCTTTCTTTAATAAGAACTTATCTGCGGCTCTTTCTCCAATCTTTGTAAGCTCTTTCGTTGCTACATTGGTTAGGGTTTTTGTTCCGATTTCAAGCATGGTCTTCTTAAATGCCGCTTTAACAGGATGCCTTTCTGAATCTCTAAGCTTTTTGTAATCTTGCTCAAGTTGCAATCTCTCTTTCCTTTGTTTGAGAGTAGCATCGCTTAGTTTTCTAACATCTCTATTGGATTCTTCGTATTCTCGATTCTCTCGATCTTTAGCGAGTTCATCTCGTTTCTTACGAAGCTCCTTCATCTTTTTCTTCATCTTCCGTTTTCTAAAATATCCCGTAACTCCCATGTATTGACCATTGGCGCCATACTTTTTCCTACCGAGTGGAGTCAATGAACCATCTGGGTTTTGGTACCTACGTCTACCCCATTTCATACCCATTATTCCATGATGCATTAACTCATCATCCGTCATCGGTGGTCTCATCATCTTCACCTCCCTCGTCGATTGGTTCTTCCCAATCATCTGCGGCAGCGTTTAAGCGCCACTCGTACTCATTTGCTTGCTGAAGAAAAGCGTCTGCTGCTGACCCAGCTGGTGGATCAAACAATAGTCTCACCTTCAAATATACATATGTCTTTACTGATTCTATCTTATCATTGTCTTGTATAAAGTCAGACCATTTTTGATCCTTATTAGTAATCTTAAAGGGGTCTTTTGGTCCGACTCCAAGTTGATGCAGAGTTGCGAATACTGAGTTGATATGAATTATTATATCAGCGTCGAAGTATTCGTAATCTTCTGCTAGATTCAATAGCTTCTTAATAGAAGTAAGTATCGAGTCCATTCATATCACCTCCAAGGACAAGTATCATTTGGTTTTCGTTCCTTTAATTCGTATTCTGGTAACTCTGCTCCGTAATGTATTGCATCATGCGTTCGTCTGCATGTTGTTATTAGATACTCAGGATCCAAAATATCAGGATTGTGGTTTGCTATGTCATCAGGAGTGATTGGATTCATGTGATGTATCAGTATCATTCCTCTAAGTTCGTATCCAAACATACCTAAGTCACAGCCCTCATCTCTTATGATGACTTCTCTTCGTATCCTTTTCCATTCGGGATCCCTATAAAACATTTGATTCAAATATCTATCGAATCCAAACGTTTCTACTCCCACCGATCCATCTAATTTGAGGTATTCGAATCTTTCTTGAAAAGTTTTGAGCTCTTTTAATTCTGAGTAACAACGAATGTCATTCTTCGACAGCGTCAACACTAGATCTGTAACCTTTGAATGCTTCCATAGCTTCAACATATAGTTCTTCGACTCGTTTAGCAGTCTGTAGATTCTCAGCCTTAGCTACAAGAAGCTCATTCTCCTTCTTTAGTTTTTCAAGCTCTAACTTTTCTTTGACAGTTCCTAATTTAAGGTAGTGTGTGATCACCGCTGCTGATGCTGTACCTTCTTCCAATTGCTTTTCAGCTAGGTCGATGGCCTTGGCAATCATTTGATTCTCTCTAGCTTCAGGAGTTGCAGCAGGCTTTCTCTTAACTTCGGGTCCGTCTATGTAAATATCATCGGACTTCTTCCTCGGTCTCGCCATACTACCATCTCCTTTCACAATAGTTTTGGTATAGTTTCTAGACATAGTTTTTGGGCCTAATTTTAGTGATGTGGTATTAACATTCCAAAAATCAAATCTCAAAAATCCCGCCGGGGAAAATATCAAG